CCCAACGCAAAATTTGGTTTGGTGCATAGACTTTGGATAAGACTTATCCATCCTTAGATAAATCTTGGGGTGAGGATCCCTTGTGAAAGGGGTCCTAAAATGAGAAGTCCTGACTTACCCGGTCGGTGACGATCTATGGGTAGGATCGAGTTGAAGAACTCCATCCTAAACTTAGTGGTCCTCCGAGGATACCCTTGACTCACTAGATCATCTCTTCATTAAGTAAGAAATGTCCATCCGTAAGGAAGGACCCTATGAACAATCTAAGATTTGATCATAGAGGTGAGCTGGCAAGCCAGTTCGGTTAGCCTGGTAACAGGTTAGCTCAGGGAAACTAGGATAATCCTATGTCTCCCGGCTAAGGGATGTTCCTGGCCACATCTACTGTGAAGTAGAGTGTGGGTAGGTCTTCCCAAAGACCCTATGCATCAAGCAGGTTGTAAAGAGGTTTGCCCCTTGAGGCAGATAGATCCTTACTTCCATTCCGATGGAGGTATAAGATTGAAATCCACCGGTAGTAATACCGGTGGGGGGTCTGTCTTTGGGAAGCGAATAAGCTTTACGAAGCCTGATTGGTACTAAACGCCAAACCCTACCAAGGGTGGCTGCGGCCCTCCCGCAAGGGAGGAAACCGAAGTCCAAGGTTTAATAACAAATTGGGACAAACAAATTCTTAAGCAATGCAATCATATATGAAAACAAAGCTCTTGAAGATGTTATCCCAAGGCGCTAAAAGCCTTGGTGCCATGATCCAGGTAAAACTGGGTCGACCAGCTCTTCATCATGTCTTACGACTTGTTGGAGCGCTGGGGCGTCGTAACAATCTTGGTGTAGTAAAAGTGATTCTCACCTACCTTGCCCTTCTCCATCGGTTGCAAAAGAGGAATGGGCTAACTTACATGGTTAAATTCATGAAGTCAGCTCAGGTTCTCATGATGCAATCTTTGGGTGGGCAACGCCTGTATAACCTAAACCCTTTGGGGCCTAGGTTAGCAAGAACAAAAGGTGGATTACCTCGGGCCATTCCCGCCTTACATAGGGCAGCAATCCGTCGTGGTGACCTGTGGACAGTTCGCCTGTGGCAATCTTTATTCGGTCTATACCGAGTAATTGAAATCCCAGGTAAACTTAAACTGGCAACCATTACAGATCCTTCCACTATGGACCCCTCTATCCTGCCGGAGTTTTCTAGTTTCGTCTCGGAACACTGGAAGTTAATTCTTCCTAGGTTCTTTGGCGGTCTAGTTGCTTCAGCATATGGACGAGCTGGCGGTTTGTGGTTCCTTGGTAAGCTCCGTGCTAAACCTTTCCTGGTGTCTAAATCGACTTCGGCAATACGGAAGGATAAAGAAGCGGTGTCACAACACACGCCTATTTCATCCTCTCCGAGCGGGGTGTTAGCCTCCGCACTCATTTGGTACCAGTCTCCTCTTTTACCTTTCCTAACGGATTGGTGTAAGATGACTGGGAACATCTGGCTGCTGAACCGAATAGACTCATGGGGTAACCCGGCTAAGACTGGCGTTTCCGTGTCCGACTACTTCGATACTAAGGACCTTTCTTCTCCTCTCCTTCTTGAAGAAATTCAGAAGGTGGATTGGGAAGCCTTGGCAGAGAAGCGTCGGAAAGCACAGAAATTCCCTTCTTCTTCGGGGGTCTCCGTGGGCGGTCTAGGGCGGCTTGCCACTCTAGACGAACCAGCAGGGAAGGTACGAGTCGTCGCCATGGTGGACATCTTTACTCAGTGGCTGTTATATCCTCTTCACGAGGCTCTGTTCAGCTTTCTGAGAAAGGTTCCTACAGATGGAACATTCGATCAGTTAAAGCCGATTCATCGTTTACTTAGGAGAAGACCGCAAGGTCCTTTCTATAGTTTCGATTTATCAGCGGCAACCGATCGTCTGCCTCTATCTATCCAGAAAGTACTTCTGTCCCCAATTCTAACAAGTTGGGGAGCAGAGGTATGGGGTACGCTCCTTGTTGGGAGACCCTATGTTATACTTCATGAGGACGCTATGAAAACTCTTCCCGATATCGGGAGGGGTGATCTACGTTCAGTGACGTATGCAACAGGTCAACCAATGGGAGCTTACTCCAGCTGGGCCATGTTAGCACTGACTCATCATTCAATTGTTCAATGGGCCGCTCTTCGAGCAGGTGTGATAACTTGCGGAAGAGAGTGGTTCTTAGACTATGCTCTTTTAGGAGATGACATAGTTATAGCTAACAAACTTGTAGCTACAGAGTATGAAAACCTAATGAAACTCCTAGGAGTGGAAATTGGGTTACATAAGTCTCTGATTTCTGTCCGTGGACTCGCACTGGAGTTTGCGAAGCGTTTCTTCCTTCACGGAGGAGATGCTTCAATGGCTCCGGTGGCTGAGTATTGGGCGGCAAAGGGAAATCTCCCTGCGTCGCTTCAACTCGGCCACAAGTACGGGTTAACCCTGTCTCAGTACTTGACTGTGATGGGCTACGGATATAAATCAAAAGGCTCCGTTACGGGAAGATTAATTACCTTACCGAAACGGCTCCGGAATTACGTTGTAAGTTACTATAGCCCAGCGGGCCCTGGTTTTACTAACCTGAAAGACTTCTTCACGCTACGAAGCGTAAATGGGTTTTATCAGGCCAACGAGACCAAGGTCGCTGCTCTTGTAAAATCTTTCTTCGAGGTAGAAATTCAAGCTCTACTAAAAAGAATAGAGAAACTTGACCCTCTTGTAAAAGAGATTAAAGCACTGGTAACAGTGGCAAGAGACCGGCAACACTATGGTACTGCTCCGAGGGGGCCTAACCGGAAGATTATCTTTAGAGATCTTTCGATGTGGGAGAACTGGAATGAAATTTCTCAGTTTTCCGTGATCGATGAAATCAAAGAGACGGTCTACCGGGAGGCTTTCTGGGACAGTATTATTAGTATCCGGGACCTAAGAAACGCTCTTGAGGAACTCGATGCTTCCACACTAACGTGGGAGGCATTTGAATCCTTGCTTGGTCGCTGCCGTGAGGTGGAGACTGAGCTTGGGTCTCTTCCATTGCCTCGTGATCTTTACCGGAGAAGGGCAGAAATGCCTAACTTACGGTTAGAGTTCACTTGGACAAAACTTTGGTCGAGATACTCAGGGTTCTTCCGTACTACACGGGCTTCCTAGCCCAAGGCCTAGTCATGATGTGCTGGGGAGCACACACGCCTACTTCGGGATCCACCCCGATGGGGTGATTCCACACTACCAGAGATCGGCTCGCAAGAGAGTTAATTACTCTTGAAGACGGATAACCAGAAATGGGAAGTAATCCTTTCGAGGATGATACGCCGAATTCCCTTGCTATGCAAGTGGATGTAGATGTGGTCTCACTGACCAGTAAAGGTCGTAGGAATCATGAGCCAGGTTCCTTGTTTAAGGACAGGGGACTTGGTGCGACTACACTAGGCTACAAGTCGACGCTACACTGGATGACCATGCAAATGGTAACATCAGTATAACATTTTCGAAATGCAACTGAGCATAGCCCTGGGAGGAAATACCTCCATTAGCTGTTCCGGCAGCTAGTGGGGGGGGGCCCTTTCAGGTAGGGAGCTACGCTCCGAGGTTAGTCACCTCGGAGGGCAGCTCCCAC